CGCGAGGTGTCTACTGATTACCTAAATTTCTGTCTTTGTCTATTGGAAGCTTGTGAGTTTAACCAACTCGTGGCGGCTTTTAACTTAGATAGTAAGCCTAGTAATCCGCTTTCCGCCTCGATCGGATATGCCATTTTCGACCCTTACCCATCCGACGCAGCAGATTATTTACCATTCAGACTCACGATGCAATCCATCGATGCCATATTGCCCACCCGCATACAGAGCACGGAGGTGGATATTCATATTGCCCCCCGCCGATTTAGTTTTAAAGATGCGGAACATCTTTCGGCATTATACCCCCCCGTTCCAGGACGGGCTGGCGCCAAAACCCACGCCACAATCATCGACATGCACCGTGCTCTCAGTTCCGACCCGGAGTATCATGTCATGTTCGGTGCCCTCTTAGCTTACGGTGATAATGATTGGGAGGCTTCAATTGCGTGTTCTCTACTCGGTTTACACCGGGCAAGTGCACAGTCGTTCCGGATAGCTTCGTTACTCGTTAATAACCCCGGGTTCTTTAAGCTCAACTTCCTGGTTGCGGCTAAGTATCTGAAGGAGTTGCACACCCTTTATAGGGTATACCGGGCTTGTCCAAGTACAGGTGATTTCTTAAACACTGAACAGCTTCGGCATCTGTACGGATGTGATGTTTTATCATGTCGCAATGAGAAGTTTAAATATGAACCTGCTGAGGAGATCGTCATGAGAATGGCTGACCCAACTTTACACGAGTTCCTCCCCGCGGGCCCCCGGTCTTCGCCGCCGCCTCTAGCTTCAAGCAGGTGCTGCGAGAGTCGATTCGACATTCATTATACTCAGCAATCGGTTCAGAGCCCGTTAGACTCGAGAGTTTGTCTGACTGGTATGCCCGTCGCATGTACTGGGCGGCCGCTGGCTCTGCACCAGGCGCCACCGTTAGGTGGGCAACCGACGATACAGCAGAGCGGCTTAACAAACGGGGAGCATTGCTCATCATACCTGAATCCCACATTATATCAATACTCGAGACCATCGGTACGCCTCAGCTCTTTTCTAAAGCATCGCCCAAATTTGAGAATGGTAAACTCAGGCCAATTTGGAACACTGCAGTCGAGCATTACATCATACAAGCTTACCTTTTGGATATGTTTGAAGATGCTTGCGCGTCGGACACGTGGAATTCCGCTTCGAATTCTGCGGCTGCGGAACTCAAAGCACGCATCTTAAGGCTCTCACTCTTAAGCGACCCCGATTCGATAGGCTTGATGTGGGATTTCTCCGATTTCAACATCAACCATTCTAGCCATGCGCTCGAAGACCTATTTTCCGAGCTGGCTGTCTTATTACGTGATAGCGGGATCGTGAATTCGACTGCACCACAAGGTTACCTAGAGGCGTGCAAAGCAGATATTACACGCGCTGCTAATTGGGTCATTCGGGCGAAGCAAAATATGTTCCTGCTCGACCCGCTAACTGGTTTTGGGGCACAAGTAACTCGCTCTCTACAGTCCGGGGAACGGGCGACCTCATTTACAAATACTTTCCTAAATCGCGCGTACCGGCTCGTGCATGATTATTACTGTACCCACGTTTTTGGCCGTACCCTACTCTTACGCCAGTCATGGCACCAGGGTGATGACGTGTTCTACCTCGTTTCTACAGTAGCCGACGGAGTACTAGCCTGCCATGTTTTCAACCTACTGGGATTTGCCGGCCAGAACTACAAGATCACGCTTGATTACTGCTCACGCGGAGAGTTCCTCCGATACTCTTACGACGCAGAGAAGCGAATTATAGCCGGGTATCCCATCAGAACATATGCGGGCCTTATTGGTGGTGAATTCTTTCGAGAGACCAGTATGGATCCAGGAGATCGAGCTATGGCTTTCTTGGACCAAGTTAGTGATGCAAACAGACGAGGATGTTGCATCCACCAGCGCTGGCTTGATATCCTGGTTGCTAGACATGCGCAGATATCGTACACCAAACCAAACGGTACAGTGCGACGTGTCAATCCAAGTCTCGAGTTGTTACTCACACCCGCTGTTTTTGGGGGGTACGGTACCAGCGCGGCCGCGCCCACCAAGTTTAATGCACGGCCGGCGTACGTGCGTAACCTACTTACTGTGGCTGAAGGGTCGGGTCAAAACAATGTCAGTTTTAACCCACCACTAGCGTTTGGGATTGCATCCGGCCAAGGTAAAACCACTTTAGCAAAGAGTTATCCAGATATTTTCTGCGATCCGGATGATTACGTTGATCAGGCTATGGTGGCTAAGCAGTGTGCCAAGCAGAATTGGGAATACCTGAACCGTAGCCATCGCAGCTTACCCTACCCCAGGTCGCAAGTACTACTCACATGGGCGGCTGATACCGCGCCGAAAGATTATTCCTTCGTAGGACATTTAGTAGTCAAGAACCAGCCTAGCGTGAGGTTGAGTGCAGATAACATTGCTGCACAGTACCAAATAAGTGCATCGCGACCAGATGTGCCGCTATACACATTCCCGGATTTTGAGACCCGCGATGCTTTCATCTTCCGCATCATCGCCGAGCGCGAAAAGTCGGCTCCTGCGCCGGGTAGCATACCCCTTGGAGCACGCACTTTTAAGAAATTCACATCTGCCAAACGCCCGATCTACCAGCCACCACGTGTCCCACTCGAGCTATTTAGCCAGCACCCGGTGGCTAGAACGCTACCCGATTATGCGTTCTTGGCCACGCACCAAGCTTCGCGCGTAATACCTCGTGTAGCACGCGCAATAATTACGGATGCTCTCTCTGGTGCTTATCCTGCCAGGGCGATTAGCGATAGCATTGCCCAGTACGCGCAGGAGCTTGATGAATACTTAGCTACTGTGACGGATGATGGATTCTCTTCGAGCCCGGTAATCCACGCCAGCGCTGTTACCGGGCTGCATGAGTATGCATCTACGTACTGCTCCTCAATCGTAGGGCTGTTTGCGTACGCGGAACGGCCCTATGACTTTACAGTACCGAACGCCGGACCTCGGGCTGAGAAGGTCAGGCAGGCGGCACTTGCCCGAACCCCATACCATGATTACGGCGTACTCAACGTATTGGTTCGTGCTTATGGCCTGTCGTCAGTGGCCACCGTAAAAGGGCTCTTAACTGAGCTCAAGCCTACCGGTTACCCCGGACAGCTAGGGCGTTTGTACACGCTGCTCACAGCATCCACTTCTTACCCGGCGGCAGCCAACCCTTCACACATCCGTCGGCTACTTGACTTCTTCAGCATTACAGTCGGTAGTCCAAACCCACTCGGTACCGCCAACCCCACCACTGCCATGGAGTACAGCCGCCGCTGTGCCATCGCTTTTAATTATCTG